TAAACCAAAAACAGCAGCTAATATTAATAAACCACCTATAATATAAAATATGCTAGCATTAAAAATATTTTGAGCAATAGCAGCAGCAATTGTTGCAGCTTTAATTGCTACAAGCGCGCCTATAACAAATCCAATTATTTGAATAAAAAACTTTAATCCATTAGATAAGTAATCTATAACTGCACCAAAAGCTTTGACTACAGGAGTTGGAAAAGCACCTCCAAGCATATATACAACTGCTATTAATTTATTTATTATTGCTATACCAGAAGCAAACCCATCTACCAATGCAGAAAGAATAAATAATATTGGTGTTGCAAATGTTGCTAATTGCATCATAGCAACTTTAAATTTGTCTGTCATTGTTGTAGCGGCAGCAGACATTTGAGAAAACTTTTCAGTAGCATCTTTTGATTTTTCTGTTTGTGTTACATACTTGTCATATTCGCTTAAAGACATACCAAATAATTTATTTGCCTGTGCCATATCAGTAATACCAGCAGCATTAGCTATAGACATTTGTGTGTACTTATCCATATCTTTAAATTGTACACCTTGAGACTGAACAGATTCTACAACTAGTCTTATTCTTTCTTCTTCTGTGGCTACCAGTAATTGTGATGAATTTAATAATCCACCACCAAGAACTGCATTTAATTTACCTGCTGCTTCTGCTGCACCTTGAAATGTATCCATCTTTTTTACAATTCCAACAAGAGTTGATACCTCAAGACCAGATGCTTTTGCGGCAGCTTCCAATCCTCTAAACACATCAATACCTTTCTCACCATACACAACAAGAGTGGAAGCAGCACCAGCAAAATCGCTTGCTATTTTTTGAGGAGATGTACCTAAAGTATTTGCTAAAACAGCTAATTGTTTGGATGTTTCAATTGCTTGGGAAGAAGACATACCAAAAGATTGAATCAATGTTGACATATTTTTAGATGCAACATCAGAGCTTACTCCTAAGTTGGATAAAGTACCAATTGTTGCTGCCATCTCAACTCTTGCTTGTGAGGAAATCTCTGTAAATTCAGAAAAATTGTTTGCCAAGGAGAGCATAGCTTCTCCTGTTTTTTCCATACTCACATTATTCATACCAGCAAAATTTGCTGCCATATTTAATTCAGTAGTATACCCATCTATTGCACCAGTAGCTCTTCTTAAAGAAGCTGATTGACTATCTAGCACAGTAACACTTTCGACAGTAGATTTAACAATTTGTTGTGTTATTGCTGCTGTAACGTTTTTTATATTTAAAAATTGTTGTTCAAATTTTGTAGCAAAAGATTCATAATTTTTTGTTAATTCTTGAGTATTTAAAGAACCATCTTCATTTGTGATAAAATCATATATACTTCCTTTTTCTACCTTTAAGTTTAACTTACCAGCAAGAGAGTCAGCCATATTATCGGTAAGCTTCTTTCTTTCTCTTAATAATTCTAATTGATGTTCTTCTTGTTGTATCAATAATTGTTTTTGAGCAATTTCAAAAGCACTCATTTCATTGCCAGCTTGTTTTCTATCTGCCATTTCTTTTTCAAGTTTGGCTTGCATTTCTTGAATTTCTAATTCTTTAAATTTAATATTTTTTGCTTCTTCTTCAGACTGCGTTCTTTTACTCATTAACCCGTATAATTCTGTTAAAATCTCTTTTTCTCTTTGAATTGAGTCAATTCTTTTTTGTTGAAGCTCTACCGAATTTGTTATTTTTTCTATGACTCTCTGTAATGCATTTTCATAAATTGTTAAATTTTGAATTTCTTCTTCAGACAAAGTAGATCTTCTTGAAGCAAGATCATTAATCTTTGTTTCAAGTTCAACTCTAAGTGCTAAATCAGTAGGATTAGGAGCAGCCATTTATAAATTAATTCCTTTACAATAAATAGTATAAAAGAAAAAAGCCAAGAAGGTTATTCTTGGCTTTATCTTACTTGGAAGAAGCTTTTGCTTTTTCCATTTCTTCGTTTTGTTTTTCAAAATGTTTTGCTAATCTATCGCAGAACCAATTTCTTAATCCAATTGGAAGATTGTATAACTCAAACAATGACCATCCACCGTGTAGTTTCATAATGAAGAACTGTTCGTAAACAGACTCCATATACTTATCGTTTAGGCCAAAAAAAGTCCGCTGTAAACGGAACCTCCATTGAGTCTTCAAACTCGCAAGCGGAGCAAACAAAGTTTTGTTCAAGTTCAATATTTGGGTTTATGTTCTTATAAACAGTTCTCAAATATTTTGAATCTTTGGCTGGAATATTCTCAACCATTTGGGTTAGTTTTCTTCTATCAGTCTCACCATTCATTGAAACAATAAAGTATTTCATTTGTTGTGTCATTGTACTTTCTGGTAAGTTATTCTTCTGTTGTTCTTGTGATTTAACAACCATTTGTCTTTCATCTAAACCTGTAAGAAGTTTTATTTCAACTTCTATTTTTGATAATGGTAGTCTAACAATAAATGTATTTTTCTCTGTTATTATTATACCAAGATTATCCAATTCTTCTTTTGGAAGAGGATAAGCCATAGTGTTTATATTCAAATCAAATGTATGTTGAGAACTTACTCCACAAGATGGGCAAGTGATCTTGGTTTCATATTCTTCGCCATAACCAGATATTCTTGCTGCAACAATTAAAGCGTTCTTATCACCAATCAATAAGTTATCAACTTTAATTCTTTTATCAACAATAATATCATTTAACATCTTATCAACTGCTAAACCTTTTTTAAGTAAAGCTTTTGATGTTAGAGTATCTTCATCCTTTGCTGTCATATGTCTTATTTCAATTGTATCTTGCATATATAGTGGATGTTCTGGAGGATATAAAATTCCTTTAGATGGTATTTCTACAGCCTCTGTTGGTGTTATATATGCAAATTGTTCTGTCTTCTCGATCACTGGAGTTGGGTCTGTTGTCTGTTCTATAGCCCCAAATCTTTCTTCGTTATTTCTCATTTTATCCTCTGATTAAATTTATTTTACTTTTGCTGCACAGATGTCAGCTTTAGTCTTTTCTCCTCTAGCTACCTGTTGTTGTTCGGCTGGTGTTAGTGTGCATTTTGGTATTTTTACTGCACCAGTTTTTGCTGGAGGTGGTTCTGCTGGTTTTGGTGGTGGAGCGGGTGGTGGAGTAGTAACTTGTTCGTTAATAGGTTTAGACTTTGGTTTGGGTTTAGGTTTTGCAGTTGCTGCTCTTCTTCTTTCTTCCTCTATTTGTCTTGATCTTTCTGCTGCTGCTTTATCGCTCCAAGCATCCTCTGTAACTGGAATGCCAGAACGATTAAATTTATCAATATCAGAAAGAAACTGTTCTTGTCCTTGTGGGAGTTCCGTACCATCTCCTAGTGTTTTATTATATTGAGGATAATAATTAGCTCTTTTATATCTAAATGATAAACTTATTTCAAGTAGATCATCGCTACTATAATCATGATCTCCAAAATCAACTTTAGTAATCCAAGGATGTTGTAAAACCCAATATCCATTTGCATACATACCACCAAAAAAGATTTCTCCACGATTTAAATTATAATTTGGTGCGGCTTCTGCCGCAAGAGGACTTTTACTAAGTCTTGAAGCTATTTGTCTTGTCTCATATCCCATAGAAAGATCATAAATTTTTATTGTAGATCCTAAGTATCGTTCAGATACTGGATCTGCTACTTGATCCTCAAAAAATCCTTTATTAGAGCTAATATTCCCATCAACCGAAGGTGATCTTGCATATGCTATTCTTGCACTAGTATATCTAGTTAGAATATCATCCAAGTCTTGACCTACTTCTGGAGCAAAGGTATTACTATAAGGATTTACAAATTTTACAGTTATTTCCTGCCAAGTCCATGATGTTGGAAGGGCTACACCTATATCACCTGTAAATTGATTTGCATAAGAGTCTGTATCATAACCAACTTGAAACTTTGGACGATTAATTGATTTAACTATCCAAGGATATTTTCCTTTAGTTAATTCATCAAATTGCCCACCAAACTCTACAAAAAATCTAGACTTTCTTTTAGGATCGACAAAGGAATTAGACCAAAAATAGTTCTTACTTGTTTTAAGTGCCATACTAATATTTAGTCTAATAAATAATTATTTTATCGATTAACGTAAGTAGAAGCAATTTCTACTCCATCTGCACCAACAGAGTAGAATTCTGCCCAATCGTATCTAAGTTTAACTGTTACTTCTTGTGCATCATCTGAACTGTAATCATTAGAACCAAATTGAATGTCTTTGATCCAAGCATTTCTTAAAGACCATTTTTCAACAACATTACCGTCATCATCAATTTGTAGAATATTTACGTTACCTGTTGTAGCAACTGCACCAGCTTTTGAAAAAGATTTGATACCTGTACCAGCAGTTCCAGTACCAACATCACCACCATTATTTAAAGCTTGTGCAACTATTGCTGGGTTTTGATAACCAAAAGCACTAAGTATTTGTGTTAGATTTCTTGTCATATCTGGTATTTGCTCTACAATATCTATACCAGCATTTTGACTAATGCCAGTTCCAGCAGGATCTACAATAGACATACTTATTTCTTTCCATTCTAATTTGCCAGGAAAGAAAAAGTTATGACCTAAAAAGGTATGTTTAGTTTCTGTTATTGTAAATCCAGGTTTATCAATTTTCTTAACAACAAATGAAGGAACATCAAAGTCTCCACTTACTGGATTGAATTGTACTAAAAATTTAAACTTTCTTTTTGGTTCTACTTGTGCTGAACTCCAAAATGTTGCCATTACTTATTTCTCCCTAATATATTGTAATTAGTATTAGTCTGCAAATGCTGCACCAGAACTTGAAATATTAAAGTCAATTGCAATAAATTCAATTGCTCTAGCTGGTCTTAAGTAAATCTTTGCGTAGAGAATATTTCTATCGACAAGATCTGGGGTTGTTGTTGTACTATCAAGAATCAATCTGTATTCAGTTATACCAAGTCTAGATTTAACGCTCTCTAAGAATGGTTCTACTTGTGACTTAAATCTTGACCATGTAGAGGAAACGTTTTGATCAAAGAGAAGTGTTGAAGCGATTGTTGAAATCTCTCTCTTCAAGTAGATCATTAATCTACGAACGTTAATTCTATCAAGTGCAGATGGTGTAACTTGAAGAGTCTTTTGACCAAAGATTACAATGCCTTCTGCTGGGAATTGTGCAATTGGGTTGATATTAGCTTCATATAGCAAATCACGTTCTCTTGAGTTAAGTCTTTGTGCTACAGCTAATACTGGAACACCGCCACGACCTTCGCTTAAACCACCTCTGGTAAATCCTGCTGGAGCAAACCAAAGTTCTTGTGATGCTTGACCATAAGAAAGAGCACCTAGAGCAACAACTGATGGTGGAACCCATACGTTTTGATTACTTATAGTATCTCTGATTTGTACCCAAGGATAGTAGGTTGCACCATAACTTGAATTAAAGCTTCTACGTTTTAGATCAGTAACAACAGAATCAACTGTACCACCTAATCTATCAGAAGTTGTAATCTGACCTTCAGAATCTGGTCTATAGCTTGGTAGATCAATAATAGCCATACAGTCAGCACGATTCTCTGCTGTTGTAACCATATGAGTAGTTACATTAGTGTTTGTAACTCCTGGCATTGCAATTATATCTGTGACTATTAATTCTGGGTCTGCTACTGTATCAACTGCTCTACGGAGTGTATATAACTCATAGCTATTAAGTTCAGTTTCTGTACCATTGAATTGTGAGTTTCTAAATGCATCAGTTTCTGTTATATCAAGACCATCAAAGCCTCCAACCAATGGAGCAACAAATTTGTTGAAACCAGCACTCAAAACTGCTTCATAACCAGCAGAAGAAGTTAATGTAGTTAATTGATTTACATAACCATTTGCAGTTATTGAAGTACCAGCAACTCTGCTTCCAGAAGTATATACTGCACCATCAGTAGAAGAGCCAGATATATCATCTAATGTGAAGTAGAAAGAGAATTCTCTGTTGCTTTCAATGTTGGTAGAATCTGGATCATTGCTATAGAAACTTGGGGCCATTCTTACATAATCAACATATGATTTATCAACCTCAGTCTTTGTAGTTTTCAAAGTTACATCATAACCAAAATAAGCTTTTGTATAATCGTTAAGTTTCTCTGCTGAAGCTGATACTCTTAAAGCTGGTGCTGGAAATAGGAATTTTGCGTCAAATGTATTTGTTATGCTTCCTGTAATTTTTAAGAACTTAGATGCACCAGCTTGGTTTTGTGAACCAGAAGCTACAACGAAAGTGTTTGATGGAGTAGCAGTAGAACCAGTTCCAAGAACTTGAAGTTGTTTGAATCTTACAGGGCCATAGAAACCAAATGGAAGTAATTTTGGATCAGTCAAAGCATTGTCTACTTCTTGATTCATTTCTACATAAACGTATCTTGAAAGATTTGGATAGTTACCAAACTCTCTATATCTCTTTTCGGTATCGCTCCATTCAATAAATCTATCACCTATCTTTCTTGCAATATAATTTTCAGAAGCTGGGTTTAGATTTAAATTTGTAAATCTTTCAATTATTTGTGGATTTAAATCGGTATCATTTGCTCTTCTGATTTCTACAGAGAATGTACCGTATTGTTCATAATTTGTTCTTGGACCTTTTATATCTGAAATTGCAATCTTAAGATTCTTTGATTCCCACTCACCAGAGTCAACAGTGATAAATCTAAAAAGTTTTGTCATATTAGTTGGAGAATATGAGGAAGTATCAAACCCTAGATCTTGGCTGAAGAACCAACCTGTTTTAGATTTTTTCATTCCAGTTCTAAAATAACCACCATGAGACTTTAAAGACGAATTAGTATTAGCTGCTAATGGTGCTACGAAACCATATACTGTACCAGCGGTTGTATTTGTAACATATTCTGATGCTGATCTATCAAATGTTTCACCTAACCAATAAGTTTTAAGATTGCTTGTTCTTGTAATACTAGAATTAGTTAAAGAAGCATTTGTGTTAAAAACATCACGAATATATTTATTACTTTCTTTGTTAAAATTAAATGAAGTTTTTAAAGCTTGATTACCACCACCGTCAAGTAGTACAACTTTGAATTCTGAGTTTTCTCCATCACTCTTGAAGAGTGTATTTGAGCCTTGGAAAGCTTCAGTACCTGCTGCTAATGTACCAGTGAGAGCAATAGAGCCAGTTGTTAAGTACCATACTGCTGCTAGTGTGCCAGTAAGATTTGTTGAACCAGAGTTTACAAGAAACAAACCATAAGCACCACCAGAGTTACCAGCGGTACTTGGGTTATTTACTTTCCATCCTGCTTTACCTGTATCGTCTGTCGCATTTATGTGCTCGGCTCCAAGAAGTCTTATGACGTTTACAGATGGAGTATTTCTTAACCAAGCTTGTATTGCATAAGCAGCGTAAGTTGGAGCAGCGTAATTGCCATCTCTCCAACAATCATTTGAAACTCTACCAGCTACTGGGTTGCCGAATATCTCAACAAAGTCTGACATTGAGCCTAGGCGAACTGGTCGCATTGCTGGTCCTCTTTCAAGACGGCCAATTATGGTTGGTCCTACGCCTACGGCACCAGCAGCAATTTGTGAATTGTCGAATTCTTTTACGAAAACGCCAGGTGATACAAACTTAAATTTTGATACTGACATTGTTAATCACTCCCTGTATTTTATTATAATCATAAATAAATAGTAATATTATATTGTAAAAGCACTATTCTACTAATTTACGTTTATTTTTATTTATATCTAATCCTTCAATTTGATCGCCAAATACTACACTTTCTCTTGGAAATTTAAACTCAACTGCATTTTCTCTTATAACAATTTTTGGTCTATCTTGATTAACATCAGATCCGATTAGTTTTCCAAGAACCTCTAAACTTATTTTAGAACCATAAACTTTTCTTTCTTCATTTAAAGATGAATAGTTATTTTCTTGTGTGAAATCTCCATTCATAAATGCTTCAAATCTATGATTATCTTTATTTAATATTATTGATCTTGTGTTTCCGTTTTTAGTAAAAAATGGAGTTATTATCTCGTTCATTTGTTGTACATATTCTGTTTTAATAAAGATATTATACATAACAGTTACATGGACAGGAATTGGTATTGTTACAGTTTCATAAACAACTTTTTTATTAGATAAAGATCTTTGATCTCTTAATTCATACAAACCAGCTTTATTCTGTAAAGTTCTTGAGTTTCCTCTTTTAATATTTTGATTAGCACCAAGTAACTTATTTAAATCAGCATTTTGAAAATTAGAAGTTTTATCTTGTTGTATTCTTCTTGCTATTGTAATAGTGCCACCTTTTTCATCATTTATATCTCTTATGTTTGCTGGTACTGAACCTTTTTTCTGTGGGTCTTTATTTATAGTTGTTCTTTCCAATGTTATAATTGGATACTTCAACATACCAGAAGAATCGCGAATATCTTGGTCATTCTTTATTTGATGTGCTCTTTCTGCTGAAGTCCAAATAACTGGGACTTTTCTCCATCCTTCATTGGTTGTAGAATGAATATTCATCTTCTCATTTAACCATTCAAATACAGCAAAATCTATTGTTTCTATTGTTGATGGTTGGAATTCTATTTCTTTTAAAATATTTGACATTATTTATTTATCAACCTGTATAAATGAGGATAGGAATTTTTTGACTAACCTTTTGCATATCATCAGCCATTTTAGCTTCAGACTCAGCAAGTTTATGATAAGTGATTTGTTCAAGAATCTTATTAAGTTCTTCCTTTAACTCTTTTCTTTCTTCCTTTCCTTCTGACATTAAAGCAGCACCATTTAAAGTTACACTTTCGCCAGGAATTGGAATTGTACTAAATTTAGATCTAATATGTCCAAGCATCTCTTTGCAAATTGCAAGAGCATATCTTCTAATCCATTGTTTACCAATTGAATTTATATTATTATAAGGTATATTAGCAAATGGAAGAGTATTCATATTATTTACGCCTCCAACAGTATCATCAGCAGAGCCAGATGTTGTTTCCCAAGGATTAGATTGGTTTGTAATTGAAAATTCAACCCAATAATTTGTAATACCTATATCTGTTGGTTGTGGAAAAAATCTTATTTTATTGTTTCTAATCTCATAAGAAAAGTGAGAGTTTCTTGTGTAAATAGCTGTTTCATATGCCATAGCTTGAAGTTTGTTGTGCCATGTTGGGATTACTTCAAATGTGCTATCATCTGCATATTGACCATAAGATGAAAGATTACCAATAGCATTTAACCCACCATAATATCCAAAAAATCTCCACATTGAGTTTGGAGTTTTATAAAATACCCTTCTAATAATAACTCTTTTATTTCCAACAGAACCAGAATATGGAACTGGACCGCCAGTAATAGGATCGTAATTACTTAAAGAAGAAGATTCAATTATTGCTTGCAAATCATAATCTTGTACAAACGGCACAATAGGTACTGAAGCTGAATAGATTGGTTCTATTCCACCAATACCAGCCTCTGTAGAAAATGCATCGCCATATCTTGAAGCATAATGAAGGTTATATTTTGGATAAGCTAATTGTGGAGCTTGACCAGCTAAAGCTGAACCAGCAACAAACTCACCATCTTGATTAAATGAACCAGTAGCTGCTCCCAACATTGTAGGAAGAGAGTTAATTGATTGATGAAGATTAACAAGATAAGAATATTCTAATACTGCTTCTTCGTAAGCCGCATAAACATTACCTGTTGTTAATTCAATATCTAATACATCACCACCAAGTCTTTTATAAACAAAAGCAACTTGGTCTGCTGCACCAGAAAGAAAGTTAGTATTTGATGAATAAATTCCTAAAGGTAAGGATAAAGAAACATCAGCAGGATTTCCGCTTGATGGTAAAACAACTGCGCTTAATGTAGATGCAGGAGTTAGGGTTGGAACTGCCATTCAAAAAATACTCCTCAATACTTTAAATAGTTGTAAATAAAGAAAACCCCCCAAACCTTTCGGAATGGGGGGCTTCTTTGCCTAATTAGGCTGTTCTATCAAGAACCGCTCTCACCAAGAAGACCACGGATAATGACCAAGCCGTAAAGGTCTGGTTTAACCATTTTCTTAGCGTAACGTGTCATTACGCCTTTGCGTGGTACGAAGTCCTCAGTACCAAAGATGGTAGGAGTGACTTGTAGTGGAACGTATGGAGCATAGACATAACCAGATTCAAGGAAACTGGAACCTTTGCGACCAATGAGGATTACGTTACGAAGGAAGTATGGATCAACGTAAACGTCCCATTTCTTGGAGATTGAACCAACATTAACTGCGCCAACCTCGCCTTTCTCGTCTTCGTGAGTTACTTTAGCTCTGAAGCCAGATGTGAACTCAAGAATATTTGCAGTTTCTGGACCGCATACGAGGAAGTTTGCACCACCACGGAGAGTCTTTCTGTGGATTTGAGCTGATACATCATTGATTGTTTCAATGAGAGTTTCATACCAATTCGAGACAGTACCTGTGAAGTCTGGTGCTCTAGCTGATGCACCAATTTCGGCACCAGTTGTTCTATTGACGAAAAGACCTGGAGATCTTGACCAGTAGAATGTACCAGCGGTTGCACCTTTGATGAGGTCTTCAAGAATTTCACGGTCTATTTCAAGACCGATTTGTTCTGAAAGAATTGAGGTAAGCTCAACTTCTGCATCAAGATTGTGGTAAGCATTAAGGTCTTGACCAAGTTCTGGTGTCCATTTTGCTTTGAGTTTCTTGGTTACAGCGGTGATGCTGATTGAATCAACACGAATGTCAATTTCTGGAATGTTTGCGTTGCCTTCAAGACCCCATGTACCTTGACCAGCAATTGCACCAAGAGCATTGGTTGCGCCAGCGGCTACTGTTGTACCGAATGGATCAATTACTGGTGCAGTTAAAGTCAAAGTTGCAGCAGCTACTGAGCTGAATGAAGACTCTTTTGATACTACAACACGAAGTACGCTATCACTTGGGCGTGTTGTTAAGCGACGAACTTGTATTGAGCTTGATAGTTGAGCGACGGTTCCAGAAAGAACAGCAGCTACCAAATCTTGCTTGTTAAAGAGAGTAAGATCGGCCATAGTTAAATCAAGAACTTGGAAGTAAGTTGTACCAGAAACAAAGTCTGGGTCAAATCTTACAAGTTTATCACCAGCTTCTGTTGCACCAAATATAGCTGGACCATGTACGCTTGATACTGAACTTATAGTAAAGGAACCTGTTGGTGATGTATAACCATTGTTCATGTTATAGAAGCCTTTCTCAGCATTTACACCAGTGAGTGAAACACCGCCAGTGATTTGTTGACCAAGGACACCACCACCGTAGAGGGAATCATTTGATCCGTAACCAAGTCTTGGAGCACCGTTGCTGTCAGAGACTTTGAAGTCAAGGAAGAAGATGAGGCCAGATGGAAGGCTCATTGGTTGTACTGATACGAGGTCGTTGGCGATAAGACCAGCGAATACTCTGCGGACGATTGGGAATGCAACTGCTGCGAAACCTTCTACGTCGCCGCCAGCCATTGAGTTAGACTCGCGAAGAAGTTCTTTAGCTTGATTCTCAAGAAGTCTAGCCATTGTGTGTTTATTTCTTTCTGAAGAAATTCCTTCAAGAAGACCTGTTCTTTCCCATTTTCCTAAGAGGGCTGAGCCTTCTGCTTGAAGATCTCTTTGTACCATACCCTCTGTCAATTTTTCAATAATAGACATAGTAATAACTCCTTAAATGTTATTTGTTTTTAATACCAGCTAATCTTTGCATTCTCTC